TCCTTGACGGCGCCTTCAAAGTCTTTGTTCTTGACGGTAGTTGCATCCAATGCAATACCAAGTTTTTTCAATGCGCCAAGGTTGCCATCGTGGGCTTTTCCAAGAGCGTTAGCAACAGTCTCAAGGTCTAAGTGCTTTGCCGTTGCAATTTCCATTGCAAGGTTTGTCAGCTTTTGGGCTTCGGTAACATTCTTTGTTGAGGTGACAAGGCGAGCAAAGGCAGGACGCAATTTATCGTCAGCAATACCCGATGAAAGGGTTTGTTTTGAGATGTAATCTTCGGTGGCTTTGATCTGAGCAGTTGTCGCGCCAGTGACATTTTTAAGAGTGTTGGCAAGCAAGGCAGATGATTGCTCATCTTCGGCTGCAGCTTTTCCAGCCATAATAGCCGCGCCACCTAGTCCTACAAGAACGGCACTTGCCTTCTTTGCTGCATCATTCATTACATCGCTTGCAGTCTTGGCGCTCTTTCCAGCCTTATCCATTGATGAACTGAAGGAGACATCTTTACCAAAGAGACTAACCGTTAAGGATGTGTCTTTTGCCATTATTCCTCCGTTAGTTGCTTTGCAGCTCTGATAAGGTCATTGAGAACTTCCATCTCTATATCCCATACATTCAAAGGTGTAACCCCCGGAAATGTGTGGCACAAAAGAGGCAAGTTATCGCGAATCTTTTGGTAACTACCGCCGCGAACTAATCGGCGGTTTGTTCTTTTTTTGCTTTGTATTCCTCAACAATAAATTCATCTACTGAATAATCATCAAGGACATCTTGAATAGATACCACTTCACCGCCACGAGTCATACAAATCCAAGCAAGTGCATAAAGTGCCTTTGTCTTTGAATAACCTTTGAGTGTGCTTGGGTTTTCATCGCCTAAAATTGTCAGCAAGGTTAGACCGTCAAGGTCAAAGTGTTCCTCAATGGCAATAATCTCACTACCCGTTGGAGCAGGTTGTGAGCCTTCTTTTGGCATTGGATAAGTTTTTTCACGGATGATAAATGGCATTGCTTCCCCCTAATTGACTTGGTGATCTATTTGTCCTAAAACTTCATTGACGGCATCTGCGACACCGTTAATGAAATTGTCTTTGTGCTTGAGAACTGTAACTGCTAAATAAGGATGAGGTGATTGCTCAACCCAATTTTCCTTATTTCCAAATACCGGGTGGCGCCACTTACGCTTACGCCGACCTTCCATATAGTAAGGGATGCTTCGAGGTCTGCCCGAAGCTGCCATAAACTTACTACTTGAAACACGAATGTGAACTACTGCCCCACGACCAGTTGCGTTGATGTCTGATTTCGTAGCATTTGCAAGTGAAGCGCGAAGCCCTAAAGTTTCGCCCTTTTTCTTGCGAGTTCCAGCCGCCTGTCCCCCTTGAGCCGGTATGGATAACTCTGCAGCTTTGACATCTGCCACAATTGGTTTAGCCAATGCGGTCATTGTTTTACGCAAGGCTTTTTTCAATTCAGGATCAACTTTAGCCACTGCCTTGTAAAAGGCAACAAATTCCTTATCGTTAATCTGAAAGTTTTCAGCCATTAGAGCGCAGCATCACCTGTCTGATAAACAATTGTCAAAGGTGCATCTGTTCCATTGTCGTATGCTTGGAATGAGAAGTTCACATCTACAACCTGTGGACCTGAAACCTTTGGAGTCTCGCCATCTAACTTGACGGCTGAAACTGTGATTGTCAAAGTGTCCTTGTATGTGCTTGCAATTGTTGCACCTGTGAAAGTCAATGAAAGCGCAAGGCTTGCATCGCTGAGGTACTTTGTGAGCAATGTTGTGTCAGTAAATTCTGCAGTGATCTTGCCTGAAACCTTGCGGAATCCGTTGATGATCTGCTCTGATTTGATACCTGAGTTGCCAAGGTTGTAACGGTCAGACTTGAGAACATTGTCCACTGTTAGCGTGAAATCCTTGATGTTTGCAACGGCGGTGCCATCTACTGTCACTGCACCTTGGGCGAAGTGGAATAGGTTAGTTGCTGCAGAGTATGAGGCAGTTGCTAATGATGTTGATGTTGTGAAAGAAGCGCCATCAATGTTGAACTTGCCAACTGCGATTTCGCCATTTCCAACGCTTAGTTCAAAGTTTGAAACCTTGCATCCGCCAACAGTCTTAGGTGTAACTGTTCCGCCGTATTGAGGAACGCCAACCTGAGATGTAAATGACTTTGTATAAACATCACCAAGAGTTATTGTGTATGAATACACGCCTGTTGTGATTGTTGAAGCCGATGGGAATGAACCCATTGCGTGAGCTAGAATTAAACCAAGCCCGCGTGTTGGTAGATCCATTACAAAATCGCCAGCAACATCTGTTGTTGTTACAACACGGCGTTGTGAGCGAGGTAGTTGTCCACCTGCACGAAGCCCCATTCCTACCGCAGTTTTCTTTTGGTAGTTCAGGCTTTCAGATGTGAATTCATAAAAGCGTGTGACTGTGACGGGTGTATTAAATGTTGATTCAGTTGCAATCCCAAGTTGGGAGCCGATACCTGATCCAATTGCCATATTATTCTCCTATTTCGGGTGTTGCAGGGGTGATTGAGGCTGCGGCTTTATCTGCCGGCGCCCAGTTGATTGTTTGCTCTAACAATGATGCTGCCGCTTCATCGCTTACTTCGATGGTTGCCCCCGCCTTGACCGATAGCCCCAATGCAGGAACATCCACATCGCCAAGAGGCGAAATGTTTTTTACCTTTGCCATTTTTCTCCTATGTCCTTGCTCGGTAAGCAATCGTGAAGTTAATGATTACAACCGCACCGCCATTTGTTTGACGATAAGTTGGATTGTGATTTTCAAGCCCTGAGTATAAACACGCGCTTGAAAATGATGGATCAAGTCGAATAACCGTATCCACCTTTGAAAGTAAATCATACGCAAGTCCACGCAGGGTTGTGATATTTGTATCGCCATTCCAAGCCCACAATGAACAGTTGATTGTGCCATCTTCAAACATACGCTTGGCACCAAGTTGGTCATACGAGTTGCGAATTGTTGCAGCTTCTAAATCACCATCATCATTACCATCGTGACCGATTGCAATTGCACTACCTGTCCACGCTTCATCAATTTCAGGTCCGTCATAGATGCGAACACCTGAAAGAGTTGAATCAGCGCGAAGGGCAGTAATAATGTTAGTGATCAGTGTTGGAAAGGCTGCAGTTGTCATTTATGCCATACCCGGCAAACTCATCTGATCTAGCAACTCCATACAACGGCGAGGCAGAGAATAGGTGCTTGCAGGATAGAAATCATCACCTGATTGGTTGCGAGTCAATACATTCATCGCACCTCTTTGTGTCTGCCATAAGTGGCGCACAATTTCAAGCACACCTTGCTTTGCTGCAGCGGGTGGATTGATAAATCCTGCAACATAGGAAATCTTGATGTTGTTGGCACCCGGCGCCCAAATTCCATAATAGTTAGGACCTGAGATTGAACCTGTAGTAATGCGGAAAATGCGCTGACCTGTTGGATCAACTGAGTAATTATCTGAGCTGATAAGCACTCCGCTTTCATAGACTGAGGTGATGCTCAAGGCACGAGGATTGCGAAGGCGGATGATGTCGGTGTTGCCGTCATAGAGTTCATCGGTAAATGTTTGGCGCCCTAGTACGCATCCAACATAGTTTTCAGCCAAGTCAGTTGCAGCATCTACAAAACGGCGAAGTTCATCATCTAAATCATAATTTGTCGCTGCAATGTTAAGGTGAGACTTGACCTCATCTAGTGAGACAATTGAAAGATGTGTGCCATCACGAACGGTAAAATCATCTTGATAAGCCGAAGCGTTAGCACCTGTTGCCACCCAACGGATAAGGTAGCGACCTGAAGTTGTCGGCGTATAGGAAACATCGTAGAGACCAGTGCCAGTATTTGTTACTGTTGGTGTTGATGTAGTTCCTGTTGGTGTCGTAATGGTTGCAGCAACGGCGGTTGCGTTGGCAGGTGTGCCGGTGGCATCGGTGATTGTTACTCCAAGAACAACAACATCACCTAAATCATATACTGCCATTATCTACCTCTCATCATTGGTGTTGCCACAATACGATTTTTCACTTTACCCCTGTTGGAGTAATAGTTGTATGTGACAAAAGATTCGTTGTATTTCACACCTGATTGTTCGTAGCGGTAATGGGCAACAGGTGAGGCGTTAGATTCGCGCCATTTCATTTCAGGAGTAGCAACATTTCTTGGTTTCATATCAACCATTTATTGCTCCTTTGTAATGCTTTAAGTTTTCTTTTAAGCGATCAATCCACGGTGCAAGTTCAACTGCCTTTTGCCCCTGCTCTAAAGCTTCTTTGTTATTGCCTAAATTGTACGCCGAAATTGCAATTAAATCGTGTGGCAGGTATCCCCAAGCATCTGATTCTACCAAGTATTCAAGCGGTTGCTGAGTTATTTTTAGCGCAGAATGGGCGATTGCATAACAATCTAGCCATTGACCTTTTGAATAGTAATACTCAGCCAAATCAACCCGAGGCTCACGGCTTATGGGCGATTCTGCTATTGCCCGCAACAACCAACTTTCTTGATTATCGTGATCCATCTTTGCCAAGTAGCGCATTGATGCAGCTCGTTCAGGTTTCCATACCGCCTTGGGTAGGCTTAGGTGGCGGTTGAATTGAGCAATCGCCTCAGTCCAATGATTATTAAAAAATAGTTCGCGAGCATAGTAAAAAGTGTTTCGGTCATTGTCGGGGTCTTCTTGAATTGCAAGGCGCAACAATGGGTAATACTGCCCGCGAGATTTTGTATCGTCAGGGTGATGAT